CTGGTGGCGTAATGAACTGTATTCACTGGACCCTGAAGGTCAGACATACAAAGTGTATTGGGATGGCAGACTGACAGGTGAAGAAAAAGAATGGGTGCGTGACATTAAGAAACTCTATGGTGTAGAAATCAACTCGCGCCAGATTGCGTGGTGGCGTTGGAAACTCCTTGAAGGTATCAAGGATGACTCTTTAATGTACCAAGAGTTTCCACCTACTGAAGACTACGCCTTTGTGATGACCGGTACGTCATACTTCTCAAACGCTAGGTGCACAGATGCCGCTAAGATTGCTAAGAAAACAACCTGCGACTACTACCGCTACTCCTTTGGTGCAAACTTTCAAGACACCAACGTGCTCAAGTCTACAGAACGCCTTGCTTCTCTCAAGGTCTGGGAAGAACCGATTGACACGGCCTACTACGTCATTGGTGCTGACCCTGCTTACGGTAGCTCTGATTGGGCTGACAGGTTTTGCATCCAAGTGTATCGCGCCTATTCCGATGGCTTGGAACAAGTGGCGGCGTTTGCCACCTCAGAAATGAACACCTATCAATTTGCGTGGGTCATTGCCCACTTGGCAGGAGCGTATAAGAACTCTACGCTTAACCTTGAAGTCAATGGACCAGGTCAAGCCGTCATTAACGAACTCCGTAATCTCAAGCGCCTAGCTGCCAACATGGGTAACTCTATGGGTGCCTCACTCATGAACGTCTATGCGTCGATGACCAACTACATCTGGAGAAAGAACGACTCTTTAGGCGGGATGTCTTCTAGCATGGGATGGTTGACTACCTCGGCGACTAAAGAGCGGATGCTGTCCTACATGAAAGACTATTTTGAGCGCGGCATGATGGATATTTTGGATATGGATACCATTGAAGAGATGAAGACCGTGGTGCGTGATGGCGGGGCGATTGAAGCCTCTGGGCGCAATAAAGATGATCGCGTCATTGCGAGTGCTTTGGCCGCTGCTGCTTTTGCCGAACAGGTGCAACCTCAGTTAATTGGACGAAAGATTAGCCGCATGGTATCCAAAGTTGAACAAAACTTTACGCCTGAACAACTCTCTGTCGGGCGTAACGTCGGTGATTATTTAAAGAAGATTGGTGTCTATGGTAATGAAAACAATCCACACTAAAGCTGAATTGCTGAAAATAATTCACAGATTCTTGTCTGATAAAGACCGTGGCATTAGCATTAAATTGTTTGCCGAACTTTGTGGTATAGATCAGAAATACATAGAACGTGTCTTTCTCTTGCAAACCCATCCTTTAAGCGAATACGTTCAGCGGCGGGTAAGCAAAGGTTGGGATGAATGGCGCGGTGGCCATGTGGCGATTATGAAGAACCAAGACAATACAAAGTTTGTGCAGTACCGCAAGACCCCTAAGTCTTTAGCAATGCGCGGCTATGGACTACAAGTGGTTGGGGGCGAGATCAAGTTAAAACTTGGGATCAAGAACCGCGCAGACTATTCAGACACACTTGCAGACCAGTTAGGGGATTAATATGTCACGCATACTACGCGATTACAAATGTCAAGAACACGGTTTCTTTGAAGGTTATGAGGCCGTTTGTCCAGAGGGGTGTACCGATTATGTTCTCCAAGTTTTTCTCCAGGCTCCTGGGTTTAAAAGCGATAAAAGTAAAGCCGCCGACAAGCAACTTAAGCAACTCGCCAACGAATTCGGAATGTCAGACATCAAGTCCACCCGTGCCGGTGAAAACCAAGCCGGTTACCTCACCCGTAACAACAAGTTCAGCGAAAAAGAGTACGCCGAAGCCGAAAAATACGCTACGCCCAAAAAGCGAGGCCGCCCCCGCAAAGATGCCCAAAACCAACCTCAACCGCAAGCGGACGCGCCGCGCGAAGCCCGTGCTGGTGACTCAGCGGTCTGGGGCGGTGGGTTCCAAGGGATGAATATGCAATCCATCTTGGCCGGCCAGTTTGCACGACCTGTTGGACCGTCTTTAGGCAAAGAAGCTGAAATTACTAGCTTGACACCGCGTGCCGCAGGGATCAATAATGGGCCTACTGTTGATCCACGGGCTACAATGCGTGACCCTGATAACTTGCAGATCAAAAAATGAGAATCCCATCATCACCTAGTGAACGCGAGGTTGTCTACTTAGACCTAATGCGGAAGTGCATGGTGTCTAGAGAAGAGCGCAAAGGTGATTATGCGATTAATCGTGCATACTACTTGTTTGGCGCGGGGCCTGAAGAGCCTCCCGCTTACTTTAACAAAGTCAATCCGCACCTTGACCAACTCACATCCTTCTTGTATTCCGCAGAAAGCACCCGCTTTAGTATCGCGTTGGGTGCTGCGGTCAAGCACGATGAACACCGCAAGACACCAAGCCTTACGTTGGCACTTAACGACGAATGGCTAAACAGCAATGCTGACCAAGTATTTTCAACAGCATTGACTTGGGCGCTGGTCTACAACACCACCTTTGTCAAACTGGTCTACAACAACGGAATTCACCCGTACATGATTGAACCAAGCGCAATGGGTGTGCTGCGCGAGGACTTGCCTTATACCAACCGGCAAGAAGCTATTTGCCAGCGTTATTACATTACTCGCTCTGAGTTGTACTCGCGCCTATACTCGCATCCTAAGCGCGAAGCCATTGTCAAGCGCGTGACCACAGGCATCAAAGTATCTGAGTCTGACATCCCCGATGCGGTGAATCGGATTGTGCTTTCTCAAAGCAATCCCACCATGTATGGCCAAGTCAACATGGATTTGTACGGCCAAAACCGTTACAAAGCGCGTATTGCAGAAGATACCGTTGAGATGCACGAGCTGTGGGTGTGGAACGATGACACAATGGACTATCAGGTTGTTACGATGGCTAGTCCCGACGTCATTGTCTATGACCGCCCAGGCGCATCGTTGTTCTTAAAAGGCGAATGTCCATTCACGCAACTCTGTCCAAACCCTTTGTACGATTATTTTTGGGGTGCGTCAGAGGTTCAAAAGCTGCAATTGCTTCAAGCCTTGCGTAACAACCGTATGGCTGAAGTCTTAGACTTGCTATCCAAACAAGTGAACCCGCCCACCGCATTGTCAGGCTTTACTGGCATCTTAGATGAGAAGAACTTCTCTCTTAACCGTGCCGGTGGTTTGCTTGCAAGCGATATGCCAAACTCTAAGGTCGAGCGTCTTGCACCTGAGATGCCAAGCAATCTGTTTGAAGTCATTCACGAAATTGATGATATGTTTAGCGAAGTGTCGGGTATTAGCAACGTTTTATCCGGCAAAGGCGAGGCTGGTGTGCGTTCTACCGGCCACGCAAGTCAATTAGCCCGTTTAGGCTCAAGCCGCGCTAAGAAACGTGCACTTATCATTGAAGACAGCCTTGAAAAAGTTGCAACGTTGTATCTCAAGCTCATACAAGCTTATGATCCGACGCATTTTCAAGATACAGAAGGTGTGCCGTTCATTGCAGAACAATTTACTAAAGATTATGTAGTAAAAGTTGATGCACACTCGAATTCGCCAATATTCACTGAAGATACTAAGCAATTAGCCTTCCAGTTGCATAAAGTCGGGGCAATTAGCAAAGAGTCGCTTATTGATCTGACAGAACCACCTATGAAACAATTGTTAAAAGATCAACTTAAACAAATGGAAGCCAAACAGGCGGCTGCACCTAAACCAGAGGGTGGGCCTAAGCCTAAAGCGGTTCCAAAGGCGGCGTAATGGCAGATCAAGTACAACCTAAAGCAGATCAACCTAGGGTTTCTACTGAGTCCCTAAAAAGAGGTGAAAATTCACCGAGTTTGCAGTATCGTGTGAATGCAATCAAAGAACCGCGTAACGTCACAACAAGAAGTTACGGTCGTAGCAAACGTTCATAGGAAAATATCATGGCACGCAAAGCTCGCAAAAGCTGTCGTTAAGAATACCTGTTCAGGGTATAAAAGGGTTTGGCTGCCTTCCCTTAAATTTGGTGGCCGTCATTCTACAAGGAGTGCACTATGCGTAAAGCTCGCAAAGGCCGTAAATCACGCAAGTAATTGTGTGTAGCCGCTAGTCCTGCCGGAGGGTCGGGAACCAAAAAAATCACCCTCCCTCTTGACAAACGCGTACAGAAGATTATTCTGTCGCAAATTACTTAGGAATTGATTATGGCTGTACCACCAGATCAGTTAATGAAGTTGATGGCAGGTCAAAAAGACAAAGCCACACCTGGAGGCTTGCCCCCGCCCGCTGATAACACAATGGGAATGTCTGATGGTGCAACGCCTCCGATGGGCGCACCCATGTCAACTCCCGAG